CGTGTTGTCAATGAGTCTCCTCTCGTCTCCGTCGCCGATGCCTGAGACAACGATGCTGATATGGTCTAACACAACAAAATCTACGTCATACGTTTTCACCATAAAGCGAATCCTGTTGAGCAGACTGTCTGACGCGAGGCTGCCAAAGTGATCGTAAACGTAAAACCTACCGTTACCTACGGTCGCATCGAACGCTGCGCGAAACTCATCGTCACGCTCAAACGGGTCCAAGTGTAAACACCTGCCCATCTCGAGGCCGATGATGCTAAGCGCTGTGCGCTCTACACTCTCTTCGAGCGCGATGTAACCAATGCGCTTGTCAGTAGTCTTCATCAGGTGGTGCGTGATCACTCGGCATATCTGGGACTTCCCGATACCACTACCCGCACAGAGCGTTACAATCTCTGACTGGCGCAGGCCGTGTGTGATCCTGTTGAGTCCGTCAAACGGATACTCGAGACTCTCTACGTCCTGGTGTTCAGATATTTTATGATATAATTCATCACCCGAAATGATGTCGTCAGGTCTCCACACTTTGGCATTAAAGATCGCAGAGATGATCTCTTTGCCTTTACCGGCGGTGAGACAATCATTCGCGTCTTTGAGTGGCAGGTGGGCAACCTTGCATGTCCCAGCAGGTAACATGTGGGCTACCTCCTCGACAGCGTTCCGTCCACTCTCGTCCATGTCGAACATCAGGATCACCTCGTTGAACCCAGAGAGCCAGTCGAAGTGTTTCTTGAACATCGCCTTGGCAGACTGTGCGCCAGCGCCGAGTGACACGACAGGAAACTGACCGCCCTGGGCGACTGCCACAGACATAGCGTCTAGTTCCCCCTCGGTCACTACAAGTTTAAACCCTGGCACTGGGTTAGCCCACAGGTGCTGCCCGAAAAAATGGTCAGGCTTCCCTGTGCACCGGAACTCTTTGCCTTCTAAGCGATACTTCTGGGCGATTTTCTCCCCAGGTAAGTCGTAGTAGTTTGCTATGTGGCACGGTTTACCATTAAGGTGTCCCACCTGGTATCGAAAGCGACGACAAGTTGCCTCGTCGATGCCTCGTGATTCTAACGCACGGTATTCCCCGTCGATAAAATTATTATTATTATTCTGCTGTTTCTCCATTGGTCTCTGTGTTCCTTCACCGAGACGAAAAACTCCACAAGCGAAACACTTAGTGGAGCCATCGTCATTTATAGTTAACGCGTCGCTGCTTCCGCAGTCTTCGCAAGGCTGATGAGTCAAGGCGGAGTTGAACTCTCTGTCCATGTTTGTGGTATTTTACTCGCAGCGTCACACCATTGAAAGCCGTGCTTGTCGCACCAGTCTCCATAGGTCGTATAGCTTGTCTTACTGAGATACGTCCCAGCGTTCTGGAAGACAAACCGTATATCGACATCTGGATTCTGGTCACGAACAAGTAGGTGCTTGGTCCTATCTGACGGCTCAAAGTAACCTTTCACTTCCAAGACGATGCCGTTTGGCAACGTAAAGTCCGGAGTGTATTTACAGGGCCGCGTGTATTTTAGAACCTGACTTTCGTAGGCATAGTCGACCCCAGCATTTTCAAGCGCTGAGGCCACACGCGCCTCTAACTTAGAACGAAAAATCCCCGTCTTCTTTGCTTTGTGTTGTCTCCTCATCAGTTAACTCGTTGGTGAACTCTTCGCCACCAGAGAAACCACCCTCGACTGTATCGAACACAGAGTCTTTCTGGCCGTATTCGACGAGTTCAATGATTTGGACTGAGCGCAGACGAAGAGAAACACCAAACTTACCATTGACCGTCCATGCGTTCGGTTCTAGGGCAAGACGCAGTTTAGATCCAGAGCCGACACGAGGCATCTTGATGAGCTTGCCCTGGGCGTTAACTGCTTTAATAGAAAATTTAATCAACCCAGAGGACCGCGTGTTTTTCTCAGCGACCTGCTTGGCCATGACGTATAGGCCCTCTTCGCCTTCGCGGAATGGCGTCGAGTCTGATTCTTTCAGCTTTTTCCCTGCGTTGTCACACGCATCAGCGTAAGCCTCTGTGTAATACGCGTCGTATTCACCCTTCAGTGACTCGTAGTCAGCCTCTGGTAAAATGAGACGTGTCTGATACACCCCCTCACTGTTAAACTTGTAGTCCGGCTCGTGGAGATGCGGGTAGAGTGCTTCTCCGATTGGGGTAACGAATTGTTTTTTCATCTGTTTTGTTTTTAGTTTTGTTTTAGTTGTTAAGCAAAGAAGTATGTTGACTCCTTAATTCTGCTGATCTCAGCGTCACCAAACTCTGGTGGCACTGGGAAGTCAATCTCTGGGTGTTGTTCCTGAAGCTGACTACGCCATTCATTTAAGAGGTCTCTGGAAAACATGTCAACAAAAACTTGCCTTAAAGTTGCAGAAAGCTCATCGCACTTGTTCGAGTGGGTCCCGTAGCTGTCATGGATGAATGAAAAATCATAAATATTGTGCTCTTTGTTGCACCTAACGATCGTCTCGTGTAACGCCGAAGCGTCGAGACTATGGACGACATTAGGACTCGCCCCGTTGACCATGCGACGCCGGCTGATTATCTCATCGTCGTCTTCGCGGAACTTAACGCACGTCGCTTTGCCACTGATATACGTGTTGACCTGCTGGTTGTGCACTTTGTAATACTCTTGGTGCACTGGGAAACCAGTCGGCGACACCCAAGACAACGCTTTGTTCTCGTCAGCGATGAGCTTAGCGCACTCCTGGAACCACGCCATGCAGCGCTTAGGTTTCTTTAAGACCGACTCAATGCCCATCCATACGTGATCACTGAGCAACTGGATCGCCTTGTAGCGCACCTCGTCAGCGAAAGGTTTCTCTCGTTTTTTACCGTGTATCTGGTCTTCATACCACTCGTTGATATACGCCCTGTTCGAATACGGAGTGAGCCCGTAAGAATAGCACATTACAGAGCGCTTACAGGTTTTCCTGTCGATCCCGAAGTCCACCCAAGCACGCGCTAGGTCGCTATTGTCAGCGGCCAGTGATTCCAACGCGTTACGCGCAACGACACCGTAGATGTCTTGAGGTGTCTCAGTGGGCAACACGTTCGTCGCTTCCATGCCATACGGATCGCGAGTGAGCATCGAGAGAATCTGTAGGCCATTGTTCGACGCGTCGAGATTCACTGGGAGCGCTGAGTCTACTTTGCCATGAGTCTTGTAAGCTGCCCACTCGAAACACCACGCTAAAAACACCCACGGTTTATCTGCGTCGGCCCAGCGTAACTCTCTGCGCGGATCGTTAGCGATGTTTATTGCTTGTTCTGTAAACTTCTCAGCCCAGACCCAGCGCTCGTGCAGTGTGACCTTGTCGTTTCCCCAGGCGTTCGCCCCAGCAATCGCTAGCCACTTCGCGTCGTTGTCGTTGGCTAAGCGCTCTGTCCGAGCAAACTGAAGGAGCCCTCGACACAAGTCGTTACCCATGACACTCAGAGACGACGATATATTATAAACACGACCTCGGAAGTCACAGTGAGACGGGTAGAAAAACCGTGAGGCACTGAGCTTCTCCGCTGTGTAGATAATCTTGCTGGTGAGCAAGCGCTTGGACTTAGTGCTCGCGTTGCGCGCATAGATACCTGCAGCGAGCCTGCGCCACTTCCGGTTACTCTCTTCGTTCTCGTGGAAGTCGTTCGGTATGTCTGGTAGTTGCTCGTCGTCTTTCGAGGGTAACGCACCGATCTCTACGTTGTTCGACCAGGCCCACTGTGCGACGTCCAACACGCGCTTGTTGACTACCCATGGCGTCCCCTGGAGCAGGTTACACGCAGCCATCGGCGTTGAGATCTCTGTGTTCTCATTGGCGCGCAGGAAGTCCATGTTACTCGTCTTGATAAACGGTAGCTTCGGGAGCGCTGTGCCCGCAGTGTCATACCCTCCGACCCAGATAGACTCCCAAGGCAACGGTGCGTCCGTCGTGGGCAACCAGAACGGCTCGAAGAGCTCTTTGTTATCATTGTATCTCTCGATCCAGTCGAACGTCTCGGCAGACGCAGTGACATACCTAGTCGGCTTCTTGCCCGCTTTTTCTAATATATAAACATACTCCACTAGGCCAGTGACATGACGCAGTAGTTCGACCAGCGTCAAACCACAAGACAACTTATCGCGCCGCCTCCAGTCTTCGTAGTCTGGCATGAGACCTTTGCGTGCCTCGTGCCGCATCGAGCTCTTGATGTGCCTGCGCTGACTCCCTAGTCCACCTCGGCGTCGCTGAGCTCCGAGCACTATGCCTTCGCCTTTGGCCTCGTTGTTCCGCACGAGGAAATCACAGCGATGCTGGTCTTCGACACGAGAGCCAACAAAGTGACTCACTGAGGCCATGTTTTTCTTTAGAGTAATCGAGTCGAGGACTGCCTTGATGACAATAAAGCCGATCACTGAGGGCTTCATGTCACGCAGGGCTATCTGCCAGAGCGCAGAGTTCCTATTGTCCCACCCAGCGATCATCTCTTCGATCGCCCTGGTGAACGCTGGGAGCCCACCGCGTATCAACCGTTGGCCGTATTTCGTCTCGCTCTCCGCTTCGCGGCTTTTAGCTGACTCAACGCGCGAACGATAGCGCCCGACTCCTAGGTCCACCATGTCCTGGTTGAGCTGCTCTTGGCTCAACGGTTGACTATCGGACATCTTTCAGGGCAGCTTTGAGTTTCGCTTGGCGAGCTTTGAGTTTCGCGATTTGAACACTGAGCAGCTGTAGCTCGTCGCTGAGGAGCAGCTTGCGCATCTTCTTGTCTTTTACTACTGTTGTCATCAAATTCAATAGGGTGTGTGTTCGTTTTCTGATTCTGGAGTTCCTTATTTCTTGATCTTAAGCTTGTCGACGCTCACACCGAACTTCTCTGCGATCTCATCGAGCGTAAGCTCTACATCCGCAGGATTCATACG